TAGCCGACGGTGACGCAGCTCGTTGTCGCCAGAGCGACAACGCAGAGGGCTGAGACTTGAGTTAGAGACTTGAGTGAAGGGCAGCGGCGGGTCCGGAGGCCCCGCCCTACCTTGTTACTCAGGTTTCCAGTTTCAGGTTTCATCCTTTGTTTTACAGGCGGGCGGTGCCGTCTTTTGCTACCACTAATCCCCAGGCAGCCATGAGGCTGGCGGCGATGAGGCCGATGTCGGGGATGGTGCCGGTGGCGAGGAATTCCTTGGCGCCGGTCGCCAGGGCGATGAGGGCGGTCAAGATTCCGATGGTCGTTGTTTTCCAGTTGCGCATATTATTTGTCTTTCTGTTGCTTTTTGCGGAGGTCGTGGAGGACCGAAATTAGGGTGACTACGCCGACGGCGAGGCCGACACATAGGCCGGCGACTCGCAGGGTTGTCTCAAGGTGGGGCAGCATGCTGAAGACGCTTGAACCAATGCTGGTCACGGTGCCGATCACGCCCTTCTCGGTCGTTGTGAAATGGTGATGGAGGTAAAACATAAGAAAGTCGTCAGTTGGCAGTTGGCAGTTGGCAGTTAGCGGCTTGGCTCCATGCTCTTTGCTCCATGCTCCATGCTTCTTTACTTCCGGTAGGCGATGACGGACCCGGCGTGGAGTTTGATGGCGGTGAAGATGCCGTCGATCGTGGTGCCGGATGGGATGGCGGTGGCGCTGCCACTGGTCAGGTTGGCGATGCCGGTGCTGTTGCCGGTGAGGACTTCGAATTTGGTGGCGTTGTCCAGGCTGTCGATGCTGACAAATTCGCCGGTGACTTCGGAGGTGTTGGCGATGAGGACGCTGCCGTTCTGGCGGTTGGTTGTTCTTACGTTAGGGTGCATGATTTGATTAGGGATGAGACTTGAGTTTGAGACTTGAGTGATGTTGGTGCGGCCGGAGGCCGGTGACGTTTTACTCAGGTTTCACGTTTCAGGTTTCAGCCTTCCTTTCTGTTAATAATGTCCGATCCGGGCGGACCAGGCTTGGGGTTGGTTTTGTTGGAAGTAGAATTTGTCCCGCTCGGTCACTAATTCATTCATGGCTTTTTCTTCCATGAGGGTTGATTTCGTGAGCTGGCCGTCTTCTTCGAGGAGGCTGGCGGTGAGGTAGTAGCCGACGGCTTTGCTTAGGACGGCGGGGACGGTGGCGGTGAGGTTGCTCGTCGTGTAGGTGTCGGGGCGGAGGCGGTATCTTACCCAGGCGGTGGTGGGGATTTCCGCGTCGTCGGGGAAGCGGATGCTGTCGCCGAGGAGGCTGTATTGGAGTTCGCGGGGTGAGGCGGTTTTGTTCGGGTTGTCCCGAGTGATGGCAAAGACTTCGCCCATCGGGGTCTCGCCGCCGCCTTGGTCGTAGTCGAGATAGAACCCGGTGGTTTCGTTGCCCTGGATCGTCCTCTCCTCGATGCGGCACAATTCGGGCCAATCCGCCCAGGTCCAGCAGGTCTCGATGGCGTCGTTCGCCGCGGCGACCAACATCGTCTGCGCACCGGAGGGAATATTTGCCAACGCAGAGGCGTCGTTGCCGACTCTCTGCCAGGCGCGGAGGAGGATAGACTGTAAAGTGACGGTGCGCATAAGAAAGGGCTGAGACTTGAGTTTGAGACTTGAGTGATATTGCTGCGGCGGGTCCGGAGGCCCCGCCCTACCCCATTACTCAGGTTTCAGGTGTCAGGTTTCCTCCTTGGTTAGTGTTTGCATGGCGCTTTGGACGGCGGCTTCGAAGGTGCTGGGCGGGGCGGGCCAGTCGTTGCGGGGGCTTGGATCGGACGCGAAGATGGCGAGGATCTGCTGCAAGTATTGCTCGATGGCGTCCAGCTCGGGGCTTTGCTGGCCGGCGGCGGCGAGGGATTGGCGGAGATAAAGCAACGTGGGCTGGCGTTCGCCTCCGAGGCCGACACTGCGGAGGTGTTCTTCGGCGGTGACGGCGGGCGGCGGTGTGGGAATCAGCGTGCGGCTGGCGGCGTCCCAGATGAGGCTGCCGTTTTGCAGTCCTTCGCCTTGCTCGTCGGTGAGCGGGAGCGCGGTGATGCCTTCCGGCAACGGATCGGCGATGACGGTGCCGATGCTGACGCTTGCGCCGGTCGTGGTGTTATAGAGGAGGTGCCAGTTTTGCATGTTAGCGGATTCCGATGAGAGTCATGTCGTAAACGCTTGGGCTTGAAGGGATGTCATGCCTCACTGACAGACGCGTGCCAGAAGGAATGGCGGCGGTAATGAGCGAAGACGTGCGAGCCAAAAGGCCCACGGCTTCGGAAGCATTGTAAGTGGCGAATATAGAACCTCTGCTAATCTCCGAACCGCTGGCGCCAGTTCCCAAGCGGTATTCGACGCGGATATTCCCTATGGCTCCCGCGCTTGCGCTGGGCACCATGACCACTGCCTTGTAGGCGTTGGCGGTTGATGCGGTGATTTGCACCCACGTTCCCGACGCGCCAGACATAGCGGTTCCTGCGCTGGTTGCCGTGGATGTTCCAATCACATCGACAGCGGTGGGAGCGTAGGCGTAATCACCCATGTCGAATGTAAATACGCGGACAGTGGCCGTTTTGCCGCCAGTGACCAAAGATTGAATGCGGGCCGACAAGCGCGTGCCGCTGGCAACTTTGATAGGCACAGAAAACGTCAGGGTGCACAGCGAGGCGTTGCTGTTGTTTGCAGAGCCAACGGCAACATCGGGAATAATTGCCGTTTCCGCCCCGCTGGCACCGGTGCCGATATCAACAAGGGTCGCCGTGTCGACTCCGGACGAAACTATGCCCGCGACTTCTACAATCAAAAATGAAGCGTTGGCGGAAGTGCTGGCGACCAACTCAACCCAAGCGCCCTTGGTGTGCGCGGCAGTGTCGGCGGTAACGGTGATGTCGCCCGAGTCGTTGATGGGCACTTGCGACATGTCCTCAAACCAAGACTTCTCTTTGAAGAGCGGCGTGGCACCGAGATAGGCTTTTTGCAGGAGGGCCATAGGTCAGGGATCGGTGATGAGGAAGAGCGTGGCCGCGTCGGGACTTCCGATGGCGGCGTATTCGGCGGTGGTGAGCGAAACGATGTTGTTGACCACGTCGCTGCCGGTGCCGGCGGAGGTGTCGCTGACGACGTTGGTGCCGGAGCGGTTGGCTATGGTCAGCGTGCGGGTGGTGCTGGCGCTGATGCCGGAGAGTTGGAAGGCTAGATTTTTGGAGCTGTCCGCGTTGTCATAGAGGAGGAAGTTGGCGTCGTTGAAGACGTCGGGGAGGATGCCGGCATACGTCCAGTCGGCGTCGCGGCTGACTCCTGCCGTGGCGGTGCGGATGTAGATGCCGGCGGGTTTGCGGGCGATCAACCAGGTGCCGCTGGCTTCGCGGACGAGCCAGGCGGTGTTCAGGGCGGCCGATCCGTCCAAGGGGAGGTCGGTGTAGGTGGCGACTTCTCCGTCGATGTAGGACGCGCCTCCGCCGCCGCCGGACCCCTTGAGGTCGAAGTTGCCGGTCAGCGGATTGAAAGCGAAGGCCATTGGAAATTAGAAATTTGAGATTTAAGAGCGGACGACGGTGGCGATGCGGGCGTCGTCCGAGGACGGCGTGCCGCCGACATACGTGAAGGTCAGCGTGGCGACGGTGTTGGTCCCCTCTTTGTAGACGACGCTGGAAAGATTGTTGGTGGTCGAGACGTAGCTCAGCTCAACGGTCGTGTGCTGCGGGATATTCAGTCCGGGAATGTTTCTGACTTGGACGTTGGGGTTCATGAGCGGAGGAAGTTGGCAGTTGGCAGTTGGCAGTAGTCAGCGGGAGGCATTAGGCGGCTTGGGCTCCGGCGGTGGCGCCTCTTGCGGCGAAGGCTCCGCCCATGGATTGCGGCTGGCTGGCCAGGGCGGGGACGGCGCCGGTTCTCCCGATTTGGGCGTTTTGGATTTGGGTCATTTGGAAGTTGAGGGCTTGGGCTCTCGCATCGACCATGCCTTTGTAGATTTCGTCGCCGGCGTAGCGTTGCTGGAGCTGAGGGTTGGCCTGGATGGCGCTTTGGAGGACTTGGAGTCTGAGCTGGGGATTGACGCCTTGTTCGGGTAATGGGGGTTCGATGCCGGCGCTGATCTTCGTTAGGGCGAGCTGCTCGTCTTCGGCCTCTTGGGCGGTGGCGACGTCTTGGCTGCGGACAATCATGGACGCGAGGCTTGGGTCTACGGCCCCGACGATGAAGTTGACTAACCCGGCGCGATCAATAACGCCGGCGACGTCGAGGGGGACGGCGACTTTGGCGATATACTCGAGCTTTTTGCCGAGGACTTCGGCGTCGAGGTCACGGACGTCGAATTCGGCGACCAGGTCGTAGCGGCCTTGGATCTGCTCGCGGCTCACTTGGAACGGGGCGGGCATGGCGCCGGCGACTCGGGCGATCTCGGTGTCGCTGACGTATTGCTGCATCAAGGCGAAGGCTTGGGCGATGACGGCTTTGCTGCTGCGCAACCAACGGTCGACCATGGTTTGCTGGGTCAACATGGTGAGCGGCTGCGGGACGCTGGCGCTGAAGCGGCCGAAGTATTCGTCGACGTCGCGGCGGGTGGCGGCTTCGATCTCGATGGTGCCGCTGTCGAAACGCGGGGGGTCCATCCATCCGAATTCGCCAGGGCGTCTTTCCGGGATCTGGGCGCCGGGGCCGAAGATGAGGTTTAGTTTTCCGCGGTTGGCGGGGACGCGCACGGGAGGGAGGACCGCGACGGCGGCGCGGTCGCTGCGGAAATCGCGCTGGGTCTTTATTTCATACTGCTGGCTCTCGAGGAGCTCGGGGACGCCGCGGGACTCGAGGAGGTTGCGACTGATGCGTTCGCGGGCGAATTCGACGAAGGGGTAATCGCCGTGGCTATACGGGAGGAGTTCGCTGACGGCGACTTCGTCGGCGACGGATTCGTGCAGGACGGTGTAGTGGACGCGGGTGGTTTGGTCCTTGTTGAACTGTTTTTGATAATAGTGCCAGAGCTCGATCATCTCGCGCTCGGTTTCGAGGTTGATGATCTCTTGGCGGTAGTAGTTGCGGATCGGGCGGCGGTAGGCGCCTTTGTGGCGGAGGGCTTGTTCGACGAAGTCTTCGCTATAGCCGTCGGTGACGATGCGTTCGCGCAGTTCGGTCTCGGTGACCATTTCGCGCCAGGACACGTAGCGGGCGCGTTGGAGGTCGGAGGTTTGAGGGGGAAAGTAGATGTCTTCCCAGGGCTCGAGGGCGACGAATTCGGGGCGGTTCTCGAAGAGGTAGGGATTTTCGTAGGTGCAGGCGCCGGTGTTGCGGAGGTCGCGGACGCAGCTGAGCTTGCCGGCGGCGGGGCCGATGAGGTCGGCGA